AGCGTCAGGAGGTCGTCGGGTTCCGGGTCGGCCAGGCCAGTGACGCCGGCGACAAGGACCTGGACGCCGACGACGACATGTGGCGGATCTGGCAGGCCAACGGCCTGGACTCCTGGTTCGACGCCGGCCTGCTCGAGTCGGCGGTCACCGGGGCCGCGTTCCTCATGGTCGAGCCGCCGCAGCGCGGGGAGCAGATCGCCCGACTGCACATCGAGCACCCCGACGAGTTCATCGTCGAGCACACCCCGGGCACGAACCGGCGCGAGGTGGCGGCCGGGCTGAAGCTGTGGCTGGACGAGTGGACCGGCAAGACGATGGCCACCCTGTACCTGCCCGGCTACGTCTGGAAGTTCGCCTCCTCCAGCACGCTGGGCTCCACCCTGCCGTCGGACCCGACGTGGATCCCTCGCCTGGGCGGGGGCAGCGAACCGGAGGCCGAGCGCACCGGGATCCCGATCGTGCCGGCGTGGGAGCTCCCCAACAACCCACTGCTCGGCCTGGGTGGGCGCTCGGAGATCGAGGATCTGATCCCGATCCAGGACCGGATCAACAAGGGCCTGGCCGACCGGCTGATCGCCCAGGACTTCGGGGCCTTCCCGCAGAAGTGGGCGACGGGCTGGCCCGAGGTGGACCAGTTCGGCAACCCCACCGACAAGATCAAGATCGGCATGCACCGGATCGTGTCGACGGCGGCCATCGACACCAAGTTCGGCCAGTTCACCGCAGCCGACCTCGGCGGGTATATCGAGACCAAGAACGCCGACGTCAAGGACATCGCCTCCCGCTCGCGCACCCCCGCCCAGTACCTGCTCGGGGATGTCGCGAACGTGGCCGGCGACACCCTGCGGATGGCCGAGTCGGGTCTGGCCGCCAAGGTCCGTCAGCGCAACCGGCCACACTCGCTGTCCCTCGAGCAGGCGATGCGCTGGGCGCGGCGACTGTCCGGGATGGGCGAGGTGCCCACCGATGCCACGGTGGAGACCCTGTGGCGCAACCCCGAGTTCCGCTCCGAGGGCGAGCTCGTCGATGCCCTGGTGAAGATGAGCACGATCGGCGTTCCGCAGGAAGCGCTGTGGGAGCGCTGGGGCGCCACCCCCAGCGAGGTCAAGAAATGGCGGGTCATGCGCGAGGAGGAGCTGCGCCGGATGCAGGCGATGGATCCGCTGGCCGCGCTCGCCCCGCGCTACGGCCAGCCGACCGGCACCAGTGCGAACGGGCAGCGGCCGGACGCCTCACGCGCCGGGTCCTCCACCAGGACGTCCGGCGCGGTCGGTTCGTGATGGGCCGGCACGCCGCGGTCAGGCCCACGCCTCCCCCCATGCGCCACGCTTTCCGTCGATCGTGGCGATGGTCCATTCGACCCGGATCTCGACGACGTCGGCGTCCTGCCGTTCGCAGGTGACCCACTCCCCGTCGCCCAGACGGGCGAAGGACACCTCGACGCAGGCGTGGTCGACCGGTCTCCAGCCATGCTGGGCGAGCAGTCGCATCGCCGCGGCATGGCAGTACGTTCCGCGAGCGAGGTCGTCCAGGTTCTCGTGCAGGTCGATCGGCAGCGAGTGCTCGGTGGCGTAGAAGCGTGACTGGGGCACGGTCGCAGCTTAGTTCCGTTGACAACCAGTAGTAAACTCCCCTACCGTCGTCCCATGGCGAAGCGGATGACCGAGAAGGACTGGCTGAGCCTGGCCAGGCTGGCCGGCATCACTCTCGCCGAGGCCAAGCACGACCCCGGGTTCGCCATCCGGCGCGCTCGGCAGAAGCTGGAGTTCCAGGTCGAGACGGCCAAGGTCGCCCAGGACAAGCTGGCGATGCTGGCCGAGCTGGAGCGCCGCATCGAGCAGACGAGGAGGTGAGCGGATGAGCGTCGCCGAGGAACGCTGCGAGATCACCGATCTGGTCAGGTCCTGGTGCAGCCACTGCCGGGAGCAGGCCGCTCCTCCGGCGAGGATCGAGTCGGCCCCGCGCGACATCCTCGCCCCCGAGCGACCCGGGCACGGCCCGTTCTTCACCGCCTCGTTCCGCTCCCCGTGCGCCGAGTGTCTGGACGACATGCACGAGGGCGACTGGATCTGCGCGGTCGACGACGTCGGCTGGTGCCACAAGGAATGCTGGGAGGCGATGTGATGACCGGGGTCGGAGATCAGTTCGAGCCGCTGTTGACCATCGGCGACCTCGCGCGAATCTGTTCGGTCGAGGTGAGCACGGTGAGGCGCTGGCGATTCGATGGGACCGCCCCCCGCGGCATCATCGTCGGCCGTCATCTCAGGTTCCGCCCCGAGGACGTCCGCGAGTGGCTCGACTCGCGCCAGACGAAGGGCTCCACCCGCGGGCAGCGCGAGACCCGATGAAGCTCCTGGGCGTCGCCGATACGGTCGCCGCGCTGGCCCTGCCCGTCGCTGCGGGGCCGCTCGGCTGGGTGATGGTCTCTCCGCAGATGCTCTCCGCCCTGGCGCCGCTCGTGGTCGCCTTCTGGATCGTCGGGGACTTCCTGCTGTACCGGCGCGCCGAACCCGGGCACGTCTCGGTGCACAACTGGATCCACAGCTGGCCGCACGACAAGCCGCCATCATCTGAGCGTGAGCGTCCAACCGTCCACGAGGTCGAGCCCGGCAACGTCATCCCTCTCCGCCGCGCAGACGAGGGCTGAGCTCGAGCAGGAGCGTCGCCTCGTCGTCCAGATGGCGGCGGCCGGTGCAGTCATAGGTGCCTGGCAGCAGATCGACCCCCGGTCGATCCTGAGCGACTGGCTCGGCGGGCTGGGCGCTCGGATCTTCGCCGCGCTGTCGCTGGCGCAGGAGGCGATCGCCGCGATGGCGCCGAGCTTCGTCGAGGACATCCTGGCGCTGATGGACGAGCCGGTGCTCACTCCCGCGCTGGATCCGCTCGCGTTCGCCGGCCGCTCCTTCGAGGGGGTCGACCTCGAGTCGGTGCTGCGCCTGGCCCCGGTCCGCGCCGAGGCCCTGGTGCGCTCGGGCATGGCCGATCGGGTCGAGGCGCTCGCGCGCGCTCAGCGGTTCCTCGAGATGGTCGTGATGACCGAGACCGCCGACGCCGGCCGCGCGGCCGACCAGGCCGTGCTGATCGGATCGGAACCGACCGAACCGGGACAGAAGTTCACCTACGGCTGGATCCGGGTGATCGAGCAGGGCGCCTGCTCGCGGTGCGCGATCCTGGCCGGCCGGTTCTACAAGTGGAACCGCGGCTTCGAGCGGCACCCGAACTGCCGGTGCCTGCACATCCCGGCGACGGTGGCCGCGGTCGGCACGATGGCCACCGATCCCCGCGCCTACTTCGACTCCTTGTCCCCGGCCGAGCGCACCGCGCTGTTCGGCAAGGCGGTCAGCGAGGCGATCGAGGCCGGCGCAGACATCAACCGGGTGGTGAATGCGGCCACCAGGGGCAAGGTCTCGATCGCCGGCGACGGCACTCGGACCAAGGGCGGCAAGCCCACTCCATGGCAGTTGATCAAGGATGCTGCAGGTGACCGTGCCGAAGCGGCGAGGCTGCTCGCGCAGTTCGGCTACATTCGCGCCTGAGCGACCATGGGCCGGAACGGTCCGCGGCGATCCCCGCAACGGGAAAGGGCCACACCTAGATCATGCGCATTCGTCTGCATCGCTACCGCTACTCCTCCGAGGGCACCGTCGTCGGCGCAACGCTGGGCGGCTCCACCGGAACCTTGACCGGCGACCCCGCAACGGGACCGCAGGACGATGGCCAGGGGAACGAGAGCCAGCAGCAGCAGCCGGACCCGACGAAGCTCCAGGCGGAGCTCGAGCGGTGGAAGCGGCAGGCACGGGACAACGAGACCCGGGCCAAGGCGAACGCGGATGCGGCGAGGAAGCTCGCCGAGATCGAGGACTCCACCAAGTCGGACACCGAGCGGCTGACTGCGAAGTCGGCCAAGCTCGAGGCCGACCTGGGTTCGGCGAACGCCGAGGTCGCGCGCCTCACGGCGGCGATCAAGCACGGCCTGGGCTTCGAGGACCTGGTTCTCCTGCCGAGGGGCCTGAGCGTCGAGGAGACCGAGAGCGCGGCGAAGTTGCTTTCCGAGCGGATCCAGGGCAGTGGCCGGCAGCAAGATCCCCCGTCCTTCGACGGCGGAACTCGCGGCACCCCCGCTGCCGGCGGATCGTTCGACTCCACGGTGCGGGACGCTCTGAGGAACCGCCGTCGCTGATCCCCTGAGAGGGACTCCGCGATGACCCAGCTGCACCGCGCCGATGGCCGGCGCATCCACAAGTACTCCTACAGCGCCTACAACTCGCTGACCTCGCGCACCGACGTCTCCCCGCTGATCCCCGAGCAGGTCGTCAACGACATGCTCGGCAAGGCGGTCGAGGAGAGCGCGGTGCTCGCCCTGTTCCCCCGCCTCCCTGTCGGTGGCGGCCAGATCCGCTTCCCCATTCTGAGCGCCCTGCCGATCGCCTACTGGGTGAGCGGCGACACCGGTCTCAAGCAGACCACCGAGCTCAGCTGGGCCAACAAGTACATGACCATCGAGGAGATCGCGACGATCCTCCCGGTACCCGAGAACGTCATCGACGACCTGACGATGAACATCTGGGAGGAGTCGCGTCCGCTCCTGGTCGAGGCCATCGGTCGCGTCCTGGACGAGGCCGTCTTCTTCGGTGCCAACGCGCCAGCCAGCTTCCCGACCAACATCCTCGCCGCGGCTGCCGCGGCCGGGAACGTGATCGACGAGGGCACCAACGCCGCTGCTGCCGGTGGGTTCCTCGGTGACGTGGACGACCTGTACGCGGTGATCGAGGCCGACGGCTACGACGTGACCGGCTTCCTCGGTCCGATCTCGCTGCGGACCAAGCTGCGCAAGGCTCGCGCCACCGACGGCCAGAAGCTCGACATCGGCCGCATCGGTGGGGACCTGAACAGCCTGGACGGGCACCGGATCGTCTACCCGATGCGCGGCCTGTGGCCGGTCTCGGGTGGGGTCGGGGTGAACGGCGTGCGCCTGATGGGCGGCTCGTGGAGCCAGTTCCGCGTCGGCATCCGCAAGGATGTGTCGTACAAGGTGCTCGACCAGGCCGTGATCACCGACAACACCGGCGCCATCGTCTACAACCTGCCGCAGCAGGACATGCTCGCGCTGCGCGTGACCTTCCGGGTCGGCTGGCAGGTCTCCAACCCGATCAACCGCGACCAGCCCGTCGAGGGCAGCCGGTACCCGGTCGGATACATCCGCACCGTCGGCGCCTGATCCGTAGAAGGAGCATTCGATCATGAGTGGAATGGCACCCCTGGCCCGTAAGTACGAGGCCGAGGTCCCGGCGATCGCCGCTGCCAACACCGGTTCGGCCGCGGTGACCTGCGAGTACGCCGGCGTGGTCACTTCGGTGACCTACGTCCCGGTGGCTGCGATCACCGGCGCCGCGACCAACAACCGGACCATCTCGGTGGTGAACCGGGGCCAGGACGGCTCGGGTAGCACGGTGGTGGCGTCGCTGAACTTCGCCAGCGGTACCAACGCAGCGGCGTTCGACGAGAAGACCATCACCCTGTCCGTCGTGGCGAACGCCACCACCGTCGCCGCCGGCGACGTGCTGGAGCTCCGTTCGGCCGCGGTCGGCACCGGCATCGCCGATCCCGGTGGTACCGCGTTCATCACCATCAGCCGCAGCTGAGGAAGGACACCGAGATGGCTGACGACACCAAGGCAGCCGCGCCTGCCGAGAAGAAGACTGCCCTGCCGCAGAAGGCGCCGAGCCGACTCCCGCAGACCACCAACCCGCCTCGTCAGGACGCGTTGCCCGCCGACGCGATCGCCGACGAGCCGGGCGCGGCGGCCCTGCAGGAGCTCGTTCGGGACAACGCCGTCAAGCGTGCCGAGCAGGGCTACATCGGTACGAAGCTCGACCGCACTCCGCGGGAGAACTACACCCTGGCCGGCGTGGGGCAGGGTCTGCCGACCCCGGAGACCACGGTCCTGCAGGAAGACGCCTGACCGATGCCGTTCACCGCGTCGGTCGCTGACGTCGAGGCCCGTCACGGGGCGCTGTCCGGACCCGACTCGGACCTCGCCTCGGTGCTCGTGAAGGATGCGCTGGTCAAGCTGCGCGGTCTTCGCCCGAGCGTGCCGGGCCTGATCGACGCGGCGGACGACGCGGCGGCAGCCGTTGGAGCGACGGCCACCCAGATCCAGACCGCTGCCGACTGGGAGCGTCTGATCCGGGTGGCCGTCGCCGAGGCGGTCATTCGGGTCCTGATCAACGCCGAGCAGTACCGGTCCACCTCGATCGGTGCGGACGGCTCGATCTCGGTCAGCTACACGGTGGCGGCCGAGGTGCCCCGGGCACGCCTGGCGTTCTCCGGTGACGACCTCGCCGACATCGACCGCAAGATCCGCCAGACCACCGGCTCCGGGTCGGTGGTCTCCATTGGCCTGACGTCCCTGGCGACCGAGGCCGAGACACAGCTGTCCACGCTCCCCACCCCCTGACAGGGAGAACGCGATGAGCACGAGCCAGGCGGCGGGCCGCCTCACCATGAAGCCGTTGCGGCTTCCGCTGCGGCCCGGCATCCGCACGGTTGCCGACGCCGTCGAGCACGGTCAGCGCTGGCGGCGGTGGCGTCCCACCATGTTCCTCGGCCGGCTGCAGCGCCAGGCGCTGGAGTGGCAGCGCTCCAACGCCGAGCACTTCGAGCGCAGCCTGGACTCGATGCGCCGCTTCGAGCTCAACCCGGGACCGCTGGGCACCCTGTGGGGCGCCGTCCTGCGTCCGCAGGGGGAGGTCCTGGATCTCGGCCTGCTGTCCTGCCGGGTGGTGACCGACGCCGGCTCCGGCTACCTGATCGATTCACTGCAGGGACTCGTCGAGCCCGAGTTGCTGCGCTACCACGCCCTGGGCACCGGCACCACGTCCGAGTCGGCGAGCCAGACCGCCCTGACCACCGAGCTCACCACCCAGTACACCCCGGCGAACACCCGGGCGACCGGCTCCCAGGGCGAGCTCGCGGGTGACCCGAAGACCTACGAGACCATCGGCACCAACACGGTCTCGGCCACGGTGGCGGTCACCGAGCACGGCGTGTTCTCGCAGGCGGCGGCCGGCGGCGGCACGTTGCTGGACCGTAGCGTGTTCTCCGTGGTGAACCTGAACTCCCTCGAGTCGTTCGCCACGACCTACCGGTACACCCTGCCGTCCGGCGGGTAACCCGGTGGCCACCTACGCCTTCGACACGTACACGGGGGCCGACGGGACGCCGTGGTCGACGGGGATCTGGATCGCCGGGAACTCCACCTCCGGGTCCTCGGCCACCCTGTCCGGCAACCAGGGCCGCCTGGACGCCGGCAGTGTCACCGGGTACGAGGGCAAGTGCGCCCGTCGCCTGACCGGAGTCTCCGTGGTCGAGGCCCGGGTGCGGACGCGGGTCGCATTCCGGTTCTCGGTCGACGGGGCATTCCGGATCTACCTGCGTGCCGACGACGCTCTGGACCACCAGACCGGCTACGTGATCATCCTGGATCGCGCGACCCAATCGGTCGGCATGTCCCGTCTGGTCAACTACAGCGCGACACCGATCGGCGGTGGGTCCAAGCCGTACGCGATCGCCCAGGACGTCGCACACGAGGTCGACTTCCAGGCGCTGGGCAGCCAGATCAAGTTGTGGGTGTGGCCGGTCGGCGACGCCAAGCCGACGTCGCCGACGATCTCCGCGATCGACACCGCCGTCACCGCGCCGGGGGCGATCGGCCTGCTGGCCGTCGGCGGCGGCTCGGGTGGGTTCAAGGTCGACGTCGATGACTTCGTTGCCACCGATGGCCAGGGCGAGTTGCTCGTCACCGGCGCGTCGAGCGCCACCGGTTCGCTGCTGCGCCAGCCACGCCGACGCTTCGCCGGGTCGGCCACCGGTGGCGGACTGCTGTTCGGCACCAAGGTCGTCCTGCGAGTCTTCTCCAGCAGCACCGTCGCCAGCGGCACGTTCGTCCTGGCGCGGTTGCGCGCATTCGCCGGCACCACCACCGCCGCCGGCACGGTGCTGCGCCAGCCCCAGCGCATCATGGCCGGATCGTCGAGCGCCACCGGCCTGATCCGCCGGGGCTTCCTGCGCGTGCTCACCGGGTCGGCGAGCGCCACCGGAGCCCTGGTCAGCGACTTCCTGGGTCGCGTCGTCGGTGAATCGGCGACCGTGAAGATGACGGTCAGCGCCCTATCGTGGGTCCGTATCACCGTGCGCCGGTGGACCAGCTGAGGAGGCTCGCGTGCTCACCCCCGTCCAGGCCGACGCGCGGGACATCATCGTCGGTCAGCCGCTCAAGGTGGGTGCGGAGTTCCGGGTCGAGGGGGAACCCAAGGACCCGACCGTCCTGTATTTTCACGCCAAGTCGCCATCGGGAGTCAGGAGCACGCGGGCGAAGGTCGACCTGCTGAGCGCCGAGGTCGGCTATTGGTACACGGTGGTCGTCGCCGACGAGCCGGGGTGGTGGGCCTTCCGGTTCGAGGGGTCAGGCGTCGCCGACGGGGTACAGGAGATCGAGGTCTACGTCCGTCCGTCCGCATTCTGAGGAGTGAATCGTGTCCAAGTCGGAAGCCCCCCGTGAGGAAGCGCAGCCGGAGGACGTGGAGCCGCAGCAGGAGATCGTGGAGGCGGCCCCCGTCGAGCGGCCCTACCTCGACGCGATCACCCCTGAGCACCGAGCCGTCCTCGAGGAGGCCGGCCAGCTTCCCCAGGAGGAGTGAGCCGTGCCCGACGCCCGCAAGCTCGTGGCGATCGGGCGTCGGTTGATCGCGTCCACGCTCCTGGACGAGGCGATCATCGGTGACCGCACGCTGGTCTCCGACGGCTACGGGGGGTGGACCGAAGCCTGGGCCGATCGGGCCTCGGCCACTCCGAGCCGCTACGTGTCGCGGCAGATGGGGATCCAGACCGACGCCGATCCCCGCGTCGGCGCCGGCGAGTTCGGCTCGCCCGAGGGGATCGCGGTGCTCCTGCCGGTCGGGACCGACGTCGCCGAGGGGGACCGGATCACCGACCCGGCGACCGGCAGACGCTGGATCGTCACGGCCGAGCGGACCCCCCTGTCCCAGCTGCAGACGGTGCTGCGGGTGATCGTGCGGGAGATGGACACCGGTTCGCCATGAGCATCGGTTGGCGGGTGATCCGCAACGACTTCCCCAAGGTGATCGCCGGCATGCGGCGCGAGCTTCCGCTCGGCGTCGAGGCGACCGGGACCGAGATGGTGGAGCACCTGATCCCGATCCTCTGGATCGACACCGGCGTACTGCGGAGCACCGCCGAGGTCTACAAGGAGGGTGGTCTGCGCGTATCGGTCGGGGTGGGTCTCAACCCGGCACGCTCCGGACACGGTGCGCGGGCGCACGGTTTCTACGCCGCCTACCAGGAGTTCGGCACGTCCAGGCAGCGTGCCCGGCCCATCGTCGGCCCGACTGCGATGCTGTTCGAGACCCGCTACGCCCAGCGGATGGCCGAGGCAGTCAGGAAGGCGTGCAGCGTATGAGCACCGGGATCGAGGTCGTCGATGTCGTCGACCGCTGGCTGCAGGAGACCCTGTCCGGCGACGCCACGCTCAGCGCAATGGTCGGGGGTCGGATCACCGGTGACGAGTACCCGGCCGAATGGGCGAACCCGCTGGTCCACTTCGACATGTCCTCGACCCGCGACATCATCGGCGTCGGCTACCAGCGGGTGGCCGTCCATGCCGTGTACCTGGTCAAGGTGATCGGGGAGAGCTCGAGCTACGCACCGCTGCGCCCGATCGCTTCGAGGATCGACACCCTGCTGCAGCAGACGCAGGCCACCGCGGCCTATGGTTCGGTCACCTGCGTGCGCGAGTCGGTGGTCCGCTACGGGGAGGCACTCAACGGCGTGCGGTACAGACACCTCGGCGGGATGTACCGCATCTTCGCGACGACATAGCCGGTCACCCCCGGGCTAGCCTGACGCGCGAGAGCCTGACCGCGCGACGAGGAGACCCCGGTGCCCGAGCGTAGTTCCATGACCCAGGGTGTATTCCTGGGCGTCGAGTCCACTCCGGGCACCGCGGTCACCGCG